GTTGAGGTTGGCAACACAATACTTAATGAGTTTTTTGATCAATATGGTGATTCTACATTTGATGTTTTTGATAAAGAGTATAAATTTAATTTTATTATTGGTAGCTACTCCATTTTTGGTTATATAGATAGAATAGATATTGTTGACGATAACACATTAAAAATTATAGATTACAAAACTGGCAAATGGGAAGTCGCACAAAAAGATATAAGTAATAATTTACAACTCGGCATATATGCCCTAGCTGTATCTGGGGACTTTCCAGATAAAAATATATATGCCGAGTTATATTATTTAAGATCTGGTAGACGAAAGGGTCATTTTTTTACAAAAGAGGATTTAGAGAATGTAAAACAAAATCTTATTAAGGACATTAATAAAATTAGAGAAGATACGTTCTTTCATCCGACCAAGAACGAAAGAATGTGCATTTATTGCGACTTTGCTAAGTCGGGGATCTGCAACACTGGTGTATTTAGGTTGCGTAAAAATGCTAAATCATGATTTGAATAAATAAAAAACCTGGGGTGAGAGCCATGTTTCGACTCCCACCCCAGGCGAGGGTATTAATTAGAAACTAACGGGTTCAGCTACAGCTGCGGCCGCCAGATCAAACTCACCGAACTCCGCAACAACCGCAACTGCCTCGTCATGCGAGTAGCCCATTGTGCTGAGGTTGGTGATGATCTCTTCGTTAATTCCAATAAGGAAACTATCGATAAGAGTATCTAACTTGTTTGTCATATTATTCTCCCTAATTATTTGATTTATGGATGATTTGTAAATTATAATGGACTAGGATTAGGTTACACATATAGGATAGCAGATAAATGGCAAGAAGCAACATTCCAGAAGAATTTTTTTTGAGAATTTCTGGTCTTGAAAAACACCCTGTTTTAAATCGCCCCCTGCTCAAGAATTATACCATTGACGAGTCCATTATATCGGCAAAGCGGTGGAAAAGGCAATGTATACCAACATACAAAAACTGGTTACAGGGAAGACATAGATCTAGTTTTGAGATCTAATTGGGAAGCTAACTTTGCTAGAATACTAAAATTATATGATATAGATTTTGATTTTGAACCAACTGTTTTTCCTTTTCCTATTAAAAGAGGAACTAAAGCTTATACTCCAGATTTTTATATCAAAGAAAATAATATTTGGATTGAAATAAAAGGCTTTTTAGACGACAAGAGTAAAATAAAACTAAAAAGATTTAAGAGATATTATGAAAAAGAATTTGATAATTTATTTTTTGTGATAAGTAAGTTTAACACCGACGCAAAAATTTTTGCAGAAGAACTCGAAATCAAAAATATAATTTTTTACGAAGATATTAGATCCTTTTACGCAAACAAAATTTTGAATTGGGAAGGAAAATAATGAATTCGTATAAAGAACAATATTATAATTTGGCCGAAGAAGAGATGCAGCAGCTTATTAATGAGGCCAAAACTGGTAATCAAAAATCTCAAAAAGAATTAATAAAAGTTTTTAATAACTTTCTGACAAAATATACAATTATGTTATATCATGGGAAATATAATTTAAATGATTATGATATCAGAAGATTTACCTCTCTTTTCGTAAAAGACCCCTATGTTCGTTTTGCGTTGATGAAAAATAAATTAAACTTAGCTGGCTATAAACACGTAAATGAAGTATTGAGACGGAATTACTTATATGGCAAAAAGATATCGGCGACGAACAAGACGTTAGACAAACGGTTGATATGACATTTTTCCAATGCATTTCAAGGTATCAAAGAAAAGATTCAGAAAAAGGTCCCATACCTTTCAGTCGGGTTTCTTTATAGTTATTTCTTTTATCTTTTAAAGAAAAATGTTGACCTATTTCTAATAGATCAATTAGGTAGAAAAACATTTCCGCTATTAGCCGATGACTCGTCAGATAATATGGAAGATGAGCAAAACCAAGTAGGATTTAAAGCGCCACCAGAAGAAAGGGAAATGGAATCACTTCTTAACACAGAAGAAATAAACGAGTTTTGGATATTGGGGGAAAATTGCGCGGAACCGTTTGCCAGTTTAAGCGTTCAGGAAAGACAACTTCTTAAGTGGCGTTATGTCGATGGTCTAAGATCTAGTCAAATAAGTGAAAAAATTTCAGAACATCCTAACACGGTTAGAGAACATCTTTCTAAAACGAGAGACAAAATACTTAAGATCGTGATAGAATCTAAGATGGAGGATATCATCAATTTTATTGATCTGAAAAAGGGTTAACATGAACATTCACGCAATGCAGAAACTAAATGAACTTTTAAGAGAATTTATCGATCCACAGATTCAAGAGATCGTAACAGCCTATGCCTCTGGCTTGAAGGATTCAGAATATTTTATTACGATACCCGATACGAATACTTTGGATCTCGGTATCCACGAACTCGCCTCACTCGTAGCTAGAACTTCAAACGTTTACGGAAGAATAGCCAGGTTTGCTGGAATGGCCAGAGCTCAATATAAATTGATAGAAGGGTCCTATAAGAGAATTTATAAAGCTAATAGAGTTGGTAAAAACGAATCCGAAAGAGAGGCAAATGCACTCGGTGCCGCCGAAGGAGAATATACGGCTTTAATAACCGCTGAATCAATAGTAAGCTTAGCTGAATCTATGGAATCAGCTGCAAGAATCGCCTCAGAATCTGCAAGGAAACTTATTGATAAAGTTCAGTCAATGCAAGTAGCTTCTTCTAGGGAGGAAAAAGGATTCTATAATGAAAGAGATTTTAAGACGTACTGATATGTATATTGGCCACTATAAGGCAGTTGCCTCAGCTGATGAATTTTTTTCAGAGCCAAGAAAAGAACTAGACTTTCCAACTCAAATAGAATATAAAAAACAAAGATATTCTCTTTTTGCTACACATATCGTTTCTAGTGATAGTCAATTGGCAAATATAAAAAATAGAACACAAGAACTAAATATAAAATTCAACATAAAGATATAATCCTATATGCATATAGAAGTATTTTGCGACGGAGCATCTAGGGGACAAGGGCAAAAAAAAATAGGTGAAGCCGCATGCGCCACGGTAGTCTACAAAAATAGAAAAAAAGTAGCGCAATTTGCTAGGGGATTGGGATTAAAAACAAATAATGAAGCCGAATTTGAAGCCGTTATATCGGCTTTGTTAATTTGTTCGATGTCAGATTTTTATGATCCCATCATCTACACTGACTCAGCGGTTGTGGCAAATCAGATAAATGGGAAATGGAAATGTAGAAATAATGCATTATTGCCCCTGCTCATGACTATCCAGGATATAAAAGAAGAATTCAATTTTAAGGTAGTTCAAGTCGAAAGAAATTTTGTTTGGGAACCAGACGAACTTTGCAACCGATTTTTAGACAAACTGGAAGACAAAAAACGTAATCGCAAAAACATGTGATATACTTAATGAATGATGAGTGAAATTTTTAAAGAAAATTATCCGATTATTATTGGCCTAGCTGGTAAAGCTGGCAGCGGAAAAACATCCGTAGCAGAGACCATATGTCCCAAGGGCTCCGTTATCTCCTCTGGAGATTTATTTCAAAATAATCGAGTGATTTGGCAACATCTTTTTTATGCACTTCCGCTATATGAGCTAGCTTCAATCAAAAAAAATATTAAGGGAATCAATGAGAAGTCTAGAAAAATGTACGCAATTCACGAAGTTCTTTTTGACATTTATGGGGGAAGCCCTATCGGATTTGTCCCCCCATATGAAAAATTGGTGCAGATGGTTCTGGAAATAGAATCAATGGCTATTGAGCCAGAAGAAATCAAGCCAAGAAATTTTCTTCAAAAAGCTGGAGATATTTGCAGATCGCACAGATATTCTTGCTTTTCCGATTGGGTAATTATGAAATCTATAAAATTATATAAACAATATAGAAACTCTCTTGAAGAAAATGACTCAGTTGATCCATTTGCCGTGATCGTATCCGATGTTCGTTTTGAAAATGAGGCAGATGGGATTTTAAAACAGCCGAACGGTATGGTGATTGTTTTTGACGCTGAGGACGCAGTTTTAAATCAAAGAATTATTAAAAGAGATGGGAAACCTCTTTCAGAAGAACAAATAAATCATCATTCCGAAAAACAAATTGATACAATAAGACAAAAAGCAACACATGTCTTAAAGACAGATGATATGTCCGTTGAGGAACAGGCTTTTAGTACCTTAAAATTAATTACAAACAGACTAGAAACAGTAGGAGTATAAAATGCCCAAAATATCAGAGAGCGCTACAGAACAATCAGTTTCCCCCATGATGGATGCGGTTGTTTCCAATCATCAGAGAATTACTGTTAAAACCGAACCGATTCTTACAGTCGCCGTAGGCAGAAAAATTAATACAGGCAATTTTGAAAATGTGGATGTTTTAGTATGCCTAACTGTCAGTATGGGCAATGTTGATCCACAAAACGCTGAAGTTTTTTCAAATGCCGTAAAAGAAGCGGCGGCTCAAACATTCGCCCTAGCCTCGAGAGAAACAGCTGACAGATATAACGCCATAAAAGAGGCTCAACAGGGAAGATAATTTGCGTTTTTACTTTATATGCGATACTATATAAACATACTCAATTTAAAATAAAGAGGTAAAAACATGAAAAAACTAATATCATTTTTTAAGAAAATATTAGGCAAACCCGAAGTAGTTGTTCTTAAATCTGTAGTTGCAACTGCCGCTGAAAAGGCAGTAAAAGATGTTGCCGCTACAGCAGTTAAGACGACTGAAAAAGCAGTTAAGGAAATTACCCAGTCTGCCGAGCAGGCTGTCGGTTCAGCTGTTGAAACAGTTAAAAAAGCTACTAAGAAGCCAGCAGCAAAAAAGACAACAACCAAAAAGACTAAGTAATGTCCCTTGCCAAAGCAAAAAAATCCTATAAAAATAAAAGTCCAAACCCCAAAAAATAGGCTATGGAATTTACTAAAAATATTTATATTGCTGGTACGCGAATGGGGACTAGCAATTCAAATAAAGGTATTGAGTTGGCGTCTAAAAAGATTAGATTAAAAAAACGAAAGGCTAGAAAAGTAAATGGTAATAAAAAAGGGTAATGAAACATTTGCTGGTTATAATAAACCAAAGCGCACCCCCAATCACCCCAAAAAAAGCCATGCTGTTCTAGCTAAAAGTGGTTCTAAAGTAAAGCTTATTAGATTTGGTCAACAGGGCGTTTCTGGTTCACCGAAAAAGAAAGGCGAATCCGCTTCCTATAGAAGGCGTCGTGAGTCATTTAAGGCGCGTCACGCAAAGAATATTAGAAAAGGTGTTATGTCTGCTGCCTATTGGGCTGATCGAGTTAAGTGGTAATCTATATGTCCAGGTATGTCAAGACGCAGTCAAAAGAGTCTGAATCGCAACCAGCAGTGGAGTCTGAATCGCAACCAGTCGAAAAGAAATCAAAAACCAAAAAGAAGACAAGCAAGAAAAAATCCAAGGAGAAATAATCATGAAAAATGGAATGAATAAAATGAGCGGAAAAATGATGGCTGATAAAAAAATGAAGCCAGCAAAAAAGACCACCGCAAAAAAGAAGGCAAGATCTAAAAAAAAGAAAATGGGATACTAATCATGGCAATGAAGAAAAAGACATCGGCAAAAAAAGTCAGCGGAAAAAAGAGCGGTCTCACCCCCGCTCAACAGAAGCTTCCCCCTTTTATCAAAGCCGCAATACTCAAAAAAAAGAAAAAGAAATAACTTAGCAATAGCTAATTGCGGTAAAATGGGAGAATAAAATGGCTAAAGTAGAATGGGATATTATAGTACCCGTTAAGCAGCCGGCAGATTTGGCTGGTGTTCGACCCGGAAAACTTCCAGAGTCATTATTACGTCCAGCTGCCGGCGGCGGTAAGCTGCATTGGCTTACAGCCGCAGCTTGGGGTGCGATGGTTGAAGCTGCAAAAGCAGATGGCCTTGAACTCAAGCCAGTAAGCTCAGGCGACACGTATCGCACCTACGAGTCTCAACTTGTGGCTTTCAAACAGCGCTACACCGATGTCCCCAACAAGAACTCAACAAGAACTTTTGAAGGCAAGAAGTGGTATAAGAAGGATGAAAAACTGGCCAGCCTCGCTGCGCCAGGGACTAGTCAGCACAATACTCGGATTGGCCGTTGACGTTCACACCGCTGGCGAACCCAAGCGTTTGAAGTGGCTTATAGCCAACGTTAGAAAGTTCGGTTTTTCTTGGGAGGTCGTTCCAGAGGAGCCATGGCATCTTCGATATACAGAGGGGGACAACCCGCCAGCGGCAGTTTCTGAATGGATGCAAAAAAATAATTGGCAGAAGCCGACTGGCTCACCGGCACCAGTTACAACTTCGGTTGCTTCGGCGAATAAAGATGACGGTGGAGACCTAGACCCAGGCGACAGTGGCCCCCGCGTAACAAAACTTCAAGAAGAACTTGCCGAGCGCGGTTTTTACAAAGGCAACCCCGACGGTCAGTTTGGTCCCAAGACAGAAGAGGCAGTAGTCGCCTACAAGAAGTCAAAGGGTTTCGGAGAGGGCGCGAAAGCTGGCAAGCGTGTTCTTGAGGACTTAGGAATCGGGCTATAGTGGAAGCGATAATCGTAGCTCTTATCGGTGTTGTTGGTTCTATTCTAGTCGTACTTGTTGAAAAGGGTAGAAAAGAAAACTTAAGAGATCACGGAATTGTCGCAGATAAACTTGAAGTTATTAAGGATGTAATTGATAATATTGACGAAGATGTTGCACATATAGAAATAAAGCTTGATAATCATCTTAATGACCATAAGCATGATCTTTCTAAACTTGGTGAGCTTGATTTAGATGATCATTTGAGCTTACAGGATAAAAATAGAAAAAAGGAAAGAAAATATGGCAGCAAAAAGTAATAAAAAGTGGATTCAAAAAGCCGTTAAAAGACCAGGAGCTTTTACGGCTAAAGCCAAAAAACGCAAGATGTCAACCGCCCAGTTTGCCGCAAGGGTTTCTGCAAATCCAGAAAAGTACGATAAGACAACAGTCCGTCAAGCTAATTTGGCCAAGACATTAAGGAAAATAAATAAAAAAAGAAAGAAGAAATAAATGAAAGATTGGACTTTGCATGTAGTATACTTCTCTCTACATGCTTTTCAAATATATCTATTGTTGAGGTTAATATAACATGGCAAGAAAAAATGTTCCTACAAAACCAGCGCTTTGGTCTTCGGCTAAATCTCAGGCAAGATCGAAATTTGACGTGTATCCTAGCGCTTACGCCAATGCGTGGGCAGCGAAAAAATACAAAGCTATGGGTGGCGGATGGAAAACCGTTTCCACAAAGAAGGCTAAGAGAAAGAAAAAATAATGCCAGGTCCTAAGGGTGTTGGCCTGACCAAATGGTTTGATCAAAAATGGGTTAACATTGGCGCCAAAAAAAAGAAGGGTAAATGGCAGCCGTGCGGGACATCTGGTTCTGGCGGATCTGGGTATGCCAAATGTGTTCCAGTATCCAAAGCAAATTCTATGACAGCTGCACAAAGAAGAAGCGCAGTCAAAAGAAAAAGGGCTCAAGGTGCGGCTAGAAAAGGAGTCAAAGGACAGGCTCCCAAAAACGTTTCTACTTTTAAAAAGAAAAAAAAGAAATAATAAAAATTTTATGAATTCTGATGGCGTTTTTGATGGCTTTATGCCAGGGATTACTGATATATTAATATCGAAACAAACTCCCTCTATAACTTCAAACGGTGAGTTATTAAACGTACATTGCATAACGATTAAGGCGAATGAAAAAGAATATATTTTCAGTATTCAACCAGAAAATCTTCAAAAACTCTACTTCTTGATACTCAAAGCCCTGATATAATATAGGCCATGTCTGTAGAAATAGTTAAAGGCGTTAATATAGGTGATGTTCCGCGCACGCCAGTTCAACCAAATTTCAATAGCCCTCTGTTAGATGTCGCCAAAACAACACTTTTCATCAATGCTTTGCGTTTTGGTTATCCCATAAGCTTTATCCAAGAACAATCGGGCAATTGGATACAAAACATATTGCCGATATATAAAACCGAAAACGATCAAATATCTACGTCATCAAAAGTTAAGTTGGCGCTTCATACAGAAACAGCGTTTCATCCATACAAACCAGATTACGTAATACTCCTCTGCCTTAGGGGCGATCCAACCGCTGTAACCACTTACGCTAATATTGACGATATTATTAAACATCTTGATAATGAAATAATTTCTTATTTACAAGACGCTGTGTATTTGACTGGCGTTGACCAAAGTTTTAGAGAATCAAACAAAAAATATAAGGAAGTTAAACTTCCAATATTAAAAAAAGTTGGTGACAGCGAATATAATTTCAACTATGATGAAGATCTCATGTATCCTACGAACATACTGGCCAGCATGGCAATTGATAGATTGGCTGAAGCTGTTTGTAAATGCGTTAAAGAAATTGTTTTGGAAACTGGAGATCTTTTAATTATCGACAACAATAAAACGATACATGGTAGAAAACCATTTCAGCCAAGATACGATGGTACGGATAGATGGGTGCAGAGAATGTTGATTAGAAAAGAATTGCCACCAAAAGAGCAAATGAACGGTCATATAGTGATAACAAGTTTTGAGGAATGATTTATGGTTGAAGACTGGTTTGGAAATACCGCTATGGCAACTGCGGTCACTGGCGATTATGATTACCAAAGAAATCAGGAAATCATAAACGGTGTTGATTGTTTTTACTTCACCGATAACGGTACTTGTGTTCCGCCGAATGCTGGTCACGCTCCTTGGACGCCAATTCTTCTTGGCGATGAAAATTTAGATAACAGAAGAAGATCTAAAAGGCCCAAACTCAATCCTCATTCAATACCTATTTTGACAAATTATAAATATTTAATTTGGATTGACGGTAGTATGTCTGTAATAAATAAAAATTTTGTATCAGAAATTATGTCATATATGAATAATGGGTTTGTTGTATCTCCTCATTTCGACAATAGGCATTGCGCCTATGGGGAAGCGACAATTAGACCACCCAAATACGCCAACGAACCGCTTGATGAACAGGTTGCATTCTATGTTTCGGAGGGTTTTCCAACTGAATATGGGTTATATGAATGTGGAGTTTCGGCGAGGGACATGTCTAATCCAAAAGTAAAAGAGCTCGGAGAGCTGTGGCATCAACAAAATCTAACATGGTCGTACCAAGATCAGGTTAGCTTTCCTTACTGTTTATGGAAAACGAAATTCCAACCAGATGTCCTTCCAAGAAGTTGGAGAGATATGGGTTGGCTTTATATTTCTGCTCATAAGAATCCTGATTGAAATTTAGATTTTATGAAAACTTTTTACATGGTTAATGTTCCGGAGTTTCCTACTCCACCAACGCATTATTATACAACAATAAAATTTATGAACGGCTTTTCCTACAATGGATATAGGACAATTGAGTTAAACAATTTAGGGGCATTTAATAACATATCTGACTCTAGTGATAATATATTTATTATGTGCGATATTTTTTATCCTGGAAGAAAAGATAACTGGATGGATATTTTGCAAAAGTTAGCAAATTCTTTTCAGGAAAGTACTTGGATTTTTTGGCACTTTCATTGGATATATAAGAATCATTATTTAGAATCTTCTGTTGATTTTCCTTTTAAGAAATTCATATTTACCGGTGAGCATTATAGAAACATTACCGATGACGTAAGAGCTCATTGGGGTGGTCTAATTGATTGGTATACATCGCACGATAATTATGTAAACCTACCATTCTCTGCGGACATAAATCCAAACGACATAGATTCTTTTTTACTCAAAAGAAAAGATATATATGACTGTGGATATGTAGGCGCAAGATATAAAGAGCAATGGACAAATCAACTAGCAGACAACTATAATTGCTTTGTCCATTATTACTGGCCATCCTTAGATGAGCAGGAAAGAATTGATAAAGGTTTCTTATCGTCTAAAATATCTCTTGGATTTAATTCCGATTCAAATGCTAAATTAGGACTGCCGACAGAAAGAGTTTTTGAAGGATTGGCTTTTGGATGCGCGGTAGTCTCCGATTGCAAGGTAGCAGAAGAGGCTACAGATGGTGTCGTAAAATTTGTTGAAAACTATGACGAGCTAAACGATTTTGTGTCTATGTGCTTAAGTAATCCTAGATTTGTTCAGCAAAAACAAGCCCTAGGCGTACAGTATGCCAAAGAAAAAGGAACATACTTTCACATTGCTAAAAACTTTATTAAAAAAATTCAGGAGATCAAGTAAATGTCAATATTACTTGTAACATATGCTAATGAAAAGTTTTCAAATAAACAGTTAATGCTGTGTCAAAAAGCTGTATCAAATAACTTTAAGATAGCCAGATATACTGAACGCTGGCTTCAAACAACGGAATTTTATAAAAAAAATAAAAGAATCCTAGATCAACCACGTGGTGCTGGCTATTGGTTGTGGAAACCATTTGTGATTAAGGATGCGCTAACCACGCTTGCTCAAAAGGAAGACATAGTTTTTTATATTGATTCTGGAGATGTTTTTTATTTAGAAGTAGATAATGTTTTGTTTGAGAATCAATTAAAAATTGAGATGAATAATGTGGACCAATTATTTATAACTTATGGAAACAATAACGCAAAGTGGACTAAGCGTGATTGTTTTGTGTATATGAATTGTGATTCAAAAGACTACTGGCAAGCATCGCAATTAGAGGCTGGTGTTTCCTTTTGGAAAAATACTGACTCATCTATTAAATTATTAGACGAGTGGTTGATTTATTGTATGGATGAAAGAATTTTAACAGATATTCCTAATGAATCTGGTCAGGATAATTTTGTTTATTTTCAAGACCATAGGCATGATCAAAGTATTTTGACAAACCTTGTAGTCAAATATAACCTTAAAATTGATAATGGAAATATTAGAAAGTATACATTCCCCAATGCATAGCATTATTCTCACAGTCCACAATAAAGACTTCTTGCTGGAGACAGTATTAAGCAGTATAAAAAAATATACATTTGGCAATTATGAATTAATTGTTATTCTCGACGGCTGCAATGATAATTCTGAAAAAATAACAATTTCTTTTTCAAAAGAGTTTGATAAAAAAATAAAAATACTTTACGCTGATAATATATTTGAAACAAAAGCAAATAATCTTGGATTAAAGCAAGCAGAAGGTAATAGAGTTATAATTGTCCAGGATGATATGGTCATCAATGAGCAAGACTGGAATATGCGCATGGAAAAACCATTCATATTTTCTGACGTATTTGCCGTTACTGCAAGAACCGCTCATGATTGGAGATATAATCCTAATTCAAAACACATTCATTTAAAAGAAGCTTTGAACGATTGTTGGTGCGATATTTTAGTTCACACAAATCATGCGGATAAGAGTAGTATCGACAGAAGCATATTTGCAATCAGGAGTTCGGTAAATCGCGGTCCATTAATGATTGATCATAATTTATTGGCTAAGTTAAACTATTTAGATGAAAATTATTCTCCTCAAGAATTAGATGATCATGATCTTTGCTATAGGGCCTTTGGGCAGTATGGTAAAGTGGCGGGGTGTTATTGGATAGATTATATAACAGATTATTCTTGGGGTGGAACAAGAAAAACTGGCTCCATTGGAAGCTGGTTGTATGAGGCTAATCATAAAAATATGAGAATGATGTATAATAGACATAGGGAATTAATTTTAAAAGAAAATCATAATGAGAACAGGAGATTGTTATAATGAAAATTTTAATTACTGGAGCTGGTGGTTTTATTGGCGGACATTTAACAAAAAAACTTTTACAAGAAGGACATGCTGTAACAGCGGTAGACAAAAAAGACTTATCAAACTGGTATCAGGTACACAACGATGCTCACAATATTACTAGTGATGTTTCTATTGCCAGCAATTGTCATACCTTAACGAAAACGATGAATCGTGTTTATAATCTTTCTGCAAATATGGGAGGAATGGGGTTTATAGAAAAAAATAAGGCAGATTGCATGATGACAGTATTGATCAACGCCCATTTAATAGATGCTGCTAGAAAAAATGGTGTAGAAAGCTACCTTTACACATCTTCGGCTTGTGTATATAATGCTGAAAAACAATCTTCGGCGGATGTAACAGCGCTGAAAGAAGAAGATGCCTATCCGGCCCAATCAGAAGATGGATATGGGTGGGAAAAATTATTCTCAGAAAGAATGTGTAGACATTTCATGGAGGATTATGGAATTAAAACATACGTCGCCAGATATCATAACGTTTATGGGCCCCATGGCACATATAAGGGTGGAAGAGAAAAAGCTCCAGCTGCTATCATACGAAAAGTAATTGAGGCCAAACTATCTGGGAACTACGAAATTGAAGTTTGGGGAGACGGAAGGCAGACTAGATCTTTTATGTATATTAATGACTGCGTACGCGGGACGTGGGAACTATCCAACTCTGATTTGCATACGCCAGTAAATATCGGAAGTGCAGAACTAGTTACAATTAACCAGCTAGTTTCTATTGCCGAAGAAATCGCTGGGATAAAGCTTAAAAGAAACTACAATCTTGATGCCCCTCAGGGAGTAAGGGGAAGAAATAGTGATAATACTTTATTCCGTAATACATTTGGCTGGGAGCCTAGTATTTCTTTGAAAGATGGTATGGAAAAAACATATCAGTGGATTTATGATCAAATGACCGATGATCCAATGGGTTGGAAAAAAAATGAAAATAAAGCCAGCGGATTCTAGGCAGTGGTACGCCGATAGTGGTGATTCAACTCTTAGGCAACAATATGATTTAAATGAAAATTCAATTGTATTTGATATAGGCGCCAGCGTAGGCGATTGGAGATACTCATTTGTATGGGAAAATTGGCAAAGAAATGTTGTCTTATAGCAGACTTGGATTAAATGGCCGCCTCGGTAATCAGATGTTTCAATATGCTTCCCTAAGGGGCATCGCAGCATCTAATCAATATGGTTTCGTCATTCCCCCTAGTGGTCATCAGTTATTCGATATTTTTGAAATGCCAGAAGGTATTTTGAATTGTTCTAGTTCATTTTCGTATGAAACTTTTAATGAACCACATTTTCATTTTGACAAAAATTTTATGAGTGGCTTTCCCGATAACAGAGATCTATTCGGTTATTTTCAAGCCGAAAAATATTTCAAAAATATAGAAGATATTATTAAGAATGAATTTAGTATTAAATCAACAATAATAAAAAATGTTGATAAATTCACTGATATATTTAAAAATTATAAAGTTTTTTCTATTCATTTTAGAAGAACAGATTATTTAAATAATCCCAATGCTCACCCCACACCCAGTCAAGATTATTATCAATCTGCAATAAATCTTTTTGATGATTACGATTTCGGTATTGTTTTTTCGGATGATATTAATTGGTGTAAATCTCAGAATTTATTAAATTCGGACAAATTTATTTTTTCTTATAATCATCATTTTGTTGACCTATATTTGATGACTCAATGTCATTCAAACATAATAGCTAATAGTTCTTTTAGTTGGTGGGGCGCTTGGCTAAACCAAAATAAAAATAAATCTGTCATAGCTCCATCAATATGGTTTGGCCCACCGATAGACGCAAACACTAAAGATCTTATACCCGAAGATTGGACGATCCTCTAATGAAAGGATTCATTATTACATTAATCAATAATGATTCTTCGGTTAGGTTGGCCAACATCTGCCTGGAATCTCTTAGGGCAAATGGTTATGACTCAAATATATTTGAAGCCCATTGCGGAAATGAATCTATTAGTTTTTTGAATTCTAAAAATATTAAACCGATACTTGATGAATCTCTGCCTCATTACCAACTATATAAACATTGGTCATCGGTACTTGGAACAATAGGATGCTTTGCGTCGCACTTTGATCTATGGCTAACTGCTGTAAAACTTCAAGAGCCAATCATTATTTTGGAACATGATGCGATTGTGGTTAGGCCTTGGGATGATTTTAAATGGAAAGATATACTTCACTTAGATTGGGAAGGCTCTTTAAGAAGAAGGCACATGAGAAATGCATTTGACCAATACAACTCGGTAATTAAAAATTCAGTGTACAATATGGGGTTTAGGCCAGGAGAAGCTGCCTCTGTCGTTTCCATGAATTGTGCGTACGCTTATGCAATTACTCCAGGGGCAGCGGAAAAACTAATTCAAGATGCACTAATGCGTGGATTTTTTGCGGTAGATAGATTTATTAGAGAACCAATAGTAAATATTGACACACTACATCCAAAAGTAGCTCAAGAGCAGCCAGAAGCATTGGAAATGTTTACCACTTCTTTTTGATTTTTATGCTATACTAGTGATGCGAAGTCAGATGCTTGTTGCTGACCCAAGTAATCCATGATATAATGTAGATTACGGAGGCCAGTGAGGCGAAAGCCCTGAGCTAACAAATAGAGTGAAGTATGTCCAATGGGATATACTTCACCCTATTTTTTTATTACTATTAATCTAGCCTAACAATATTCGGGGGTATGGCTGGATGCGTGGCATTTCTTTGCGTAAGGGGTGGTTTGCACTACTCCCGTTATTTTTAATATCTGTTATCTCTTCTTTGTCTTCGACTAGAACCGCCGCACAAAATGTAATTGTTTCAGACCAAAACACAATCATTTTTTCTTATAACCCAACGACGGTTACTCAATCAGCACAAGTAAACACCTCGGGTAAAACAACCCTGCTGGCAACCGCAAGCGCGGCAAACGTTCAATACGGGCCTGATAAGTTTTACGTTGGGATAGAATTGCGAGGCGTCGGTGGCGGACTAATTTATTCGCACAATACGGGTTGGCAGAACCTGACCGACGCGTACCAAGATTTTTCTTTGACCGTTACTTCTACAATGACCGGTGCAGCGTCGTGGGCGTTGGTTGATTCTGTCGCCTTGGTCCTTGGGGGTGATGACTCAGAATTCTGGGCGGGCAACTACGGTCCGCGTGTTGAGTTTGCATCGTTGAAACTTGACGGCACAGAACTTTTGTCCAATACGGAGTTTGCTGATGGCAACACATCTTGGACATCCTCGGTTGGTTGGCAGACCTGTCATGCGACGGCAGGAAACAAGCCCTGTGCTTCGGTTGTTGCGCCTGCTACGACGACCACCACGACGACCACTACTACCACCACGACCACCACTACAACCACCACTACTACAACTACTACTACAACCACTACCCCGGCGCAGGCCGAGGAAGCCCGCAGGGGCGAGGAGGCGCGCCGCAGTCACGAGTTTGAGACCCGCTGTGCGGCGGCCAATCATGCCTTTGACGACTGCCCGCTCTGGCCGGGTCGAAGCACTACAACTACAGAAGTCCCAACTACCACAAGTTCAACACCAACTTCAGTGGTTCCGCAAACCACCACTACTACCGTCTATGTTCCGCCGGCGACTACTACAACTCAACCAGAAACTACTACAACTCAACCAGAAACTACTACAACTCAACCAGAAACTACTACAACTCAACCAGAAACTACTACAACTCAACCAGAAACTACTACAACCACTGTTCCAAATCGCAATGAGGAATCTGAGCCCCAGGAGCCTGAAACAACTCCGACGACTCTTCCCGATGATCAACAAGAAAAGCCAGAAAAAGAAGAGCAGACAGAAACAACGACCCCAGAAGAAATTTTAGATACCATAGAAGGAGCTGAGCCAGAGCAGGTAGCTGGGGTTCTAGAAGAATTGGGCGCAGAAAAGGCCGCTGAAGTTTTGCAAGAATTATCAGAAGAACAGCTTACGGAAGTTGTTGAAGATATACAGACCGACAAGTTGACTGAGATACTGGACAAACTACCAGAGGACAAAGTCGTAGACCTAATTCAATCCGTGTCCACTCCAGAGGCACTTGGCAACGTTATAGCGGCTATAGTCAGCAAAGATGATGACGAGCCAATAGCTGCTGATATAGCTGTAATTATTATTTTAAACGAAAGCTTTACCGAGGTACCAATAGAAGCCGCTCAGGAAGTGTTTGCATCTATCGAACCAGGGCTGTTCACTGACGAACAAATATCTGAATTGTCTGAAGCTTTGACAGAAGCTCCTGTAGAAATTAAAGAGGTTTTTGAAGAAGAAATTAATATATACGGAGAAGGCTTTGATGAGTACGTGCCAAATGGTTCTAATATCGACGTAGGAGCCCGTAGAACGATTATAGCTACCGTTACCGTACTTGCCACCATAGGTACCACCGGGGCTGCTGGGACTGCTGGAGCGGCTTCTGGAGGGCCTACAAGCCCTTCTGGAGGGCGTTCTGGCAGTGGGGGTAGCTCTGGCGGCAGTCAGCCTTCTGGAGGCTCTAGCGACGCTGTCAGAAGAAAAGAAGAACCAGAAGAAGAATCAGAAGAAGCTGGTGGAATAGAAGGTCCAGAAGATGATGAAGAAGATATATATCTAACAAGAAATAGTATTTTTAATTACTATACTGCGGGGGGTATTGAAATGAAAAAAATGAATTGGTTTGGTTTGGGTAAAAAGGTTTGGGAAACCACAGCTGGACTAGCCTTTACTTTGGCTGGTAGTTTTGTGATGTTTGTCACGTTATCTGGCGAGACCAGAAAGATGGCAATCATAGCCACCGTTGCGGCTCTTGGTGTTCACTATATACATGAAGTATTAAAAAACGATGAGGGGTAAAAAAAAGGACGATGAGTAAACTGCTTGTTGATAATAAAAAAGACGAAAAAATTAATGAAATAAAGCTGTCTGTAGAAAGGTTTTTACTGGAAATATCGTCTACTCAAAGACAATTGTTTTCTTGCGAAGAAATAGAAAATATTTTACTCGATATCTACAATATGACGAGGTAATTATGGCCAAATGCTGTAAACACAAAAAAGAAGTTTCGTGCGCGTGTAATTGTCATCAAAAGAAGACTCACAAATGTTATAAAAAGAAAGGTTTTTGGAGCAGGCTATTTTCCCGAGTAATGCTATAATATATTGATATGTATATTCCCCATAATATGATTTCTCACATAAACCATGGGAGTTGACATGAAGTGCAATTATACTGTAATTTACGACAAAGTATATGACATATTAAACCGTAATTTAGTACAGAATAATAAATCAACAATATCTCACGCAGATCTACATTTTACCTCAATAAAGATAACAGATGGAATATGGGAAATTGCCCTTTTGGCGAATAGAACTAACAACCATGTTTCTTTCTCGGATGAGATAATTGCTATAATATCGGATATGGGAACTCCCGCAGCTGTCGTAGCGCAGTTCCCAAAGGAGTCTCTGGGCTAGCACAACATCTATGCTATAATAAACTTATGCTTATCCCAGATGATATGATTGTTCATATCTGTCTGACTATGTTTTGCTTGCATTACAAATGCGAGACCATAATTACGGTGTTGCGAAGTACGCTAAAAAAAGTTTATTTATTTAAATTTTCTTTGTCTTCTTTGTCTTCTTTTTGTTCTTCGTTGTTCCTGCCAGTTGATATCATTAGTCCAGCTAGTGTTCCCGTTATAAATGTAGCAATACTTGAAAGTACGCCAAAAAACATTTTGTCATTTTCTGCCTGTGCGCCTATTGGTTGAGTAACAAATACAAGAGCATAAAGAACTCCAGCAGTTGTCATTGTCAATACGGCTGCAAGCGCACAGCCAACTACGAATTTAAGTCTTGCATCTAGCTCTTCTGGTGTCAATCTTTTTTTCACGGCCTGTTCCCCTGAGTCGTGTCGGTGACCTCTTTTGGATTGAAGCCCAATAAGTTTTCTGTACATATTCCATCTGCTAGGCATACTGGTGGATTGCACTCCTCATTTTCCCAGTTTGCGGGATCTTGACATTCGTAACGATAACGTCCTTGATATCCACATCCAGATAAAACTAAAATAGCCGCCGCTATTATTATTTTTTTCATTCGACATCGGCAACTTTCTTTAACTTCTTGTCGACTTTACTGAAGACTTCATTGATTTCTTTTACGCTGAGCTTGCCGTCATCAAGAAATGCGCGTGACAAACCTTCTACAACCGTAGCTACGCCAGCTATACCGGCCATAAATACAGCCTTCCATACCGGCACTCCTGCTATTGTGCCAGCGCCAATAACCCCAAGCCCACTTGCCGCAAATGTTGCAATGATTCTAAGCAGAATATTTTTTAATTGTTCCATTTATCCCCCCAATACAGAGGACATAGTAACCTATGGTTCTATAAAGATGCATTCTCCAGGGCATTCCTCGGCCGCTGCAATAACGTCATCCAATAAAGATTCGGAAAACTCTGCTGTGCCATCGGCCATTTTTAATTTTGGTTCAGATCCTTTGCCGTCTGGGCCAAAAAGATTTGGCCATGACGGGTCTTTTACATACGCTAGGCCATCCGAGTGCATCTCGAATACTTTGGGCGCCAGTTCTGTGCAAATTCCATCTCCAGTGCAAAGGTCTTGGTCAATCCAAACTTTCATGATAATTAATCTTCATTATCTTCAGCATCTTCTTCATCATCATCGTCGTCGTTGGATTTTTGGGGATTACCAACAATTCCATCTGGTATCGCAGCTAGTCTGCAGTAGCCGCCTGGCTCTATTCTTCGTTTAACTATTTTACAAACATAATCTGATTCATGAAGTACACAATTTTCACAACGAACGCCTATTTCATAGTTATCGTTTTTTTCTTCCGAAACATATCCAACCCAAATCCCATTGCCATCATTGTCCGAAAGTTTCCCATATTTTTGAGCAATACCAAGAAGGGCATTGGCAAATTCTCTTTCGGCGGCTGCCATTCTCACTTTTGTCATATCCATTGTATGATTAGTTTTTTTCTTGGCGGAGTCTTTTTTGTTAATTTCATTGATTTTGTTAGATTGATGTTTTATATTTGAAAGCCAATAATTAGTCATAAATCCTCTTTTAAATTTTATATTATAGTAGCACGAATGTTGGGCATTCGCAACCTGAATGGTATAATCCATACCCCATTATGTCAGCAAGAAGTTTTTTTAAAAAAGTACATAATCCTTATGAAGATTATACTTTTATAGATGATTACACCATTTCAAACAAAGACGCTTCTTTTATAGCCGCAGCTTCCAAAATAGCTAAAACATCTGATAACAAGTTTAGAGTAGGTGCTTTAATTGTGAAATCGGGTAGGGTTTTGGGCGGTTCGCCAAACATAACAAGAGTATCTCCAAAAACACCACCAAATAGATTTTCAACACACGCAGAAATAGCAGCTATGAATATAGCCTCTGAAACCGATGGAGCCACTTTGTATATAGCCAGGCTTAACAGTGAAAATAAATACGCAATGTCCAAACCGTGTGCCTGGTGTATGCAGAAAATAAAACAATATGAAATAAATCGAGTTGTATTTACAACTGATTTTTTTTCCTCAAAAAAAGAATCTATATCATCTTTTTATATCAATGATGTGCTATGGACAAATGGTGGATTAACGTTTTTTTCTTCTTCTGTTCGCGTATCCAATTCCTAATCCCCCTACCGTAACAGCAAGTGCTGCCATTTTTAATTGATTTGGATTTAATTTATGTTTAGATTTAGCAACCGATTCTGCTACGAATTGAGCTGAAGAAAGAGAGCCAGATGAACTACCCTCAACCGCTCCTGCAACAACGGTGCTAGCGGTGTTTCTTCCAGCTCTTGCGGCACGTGAAATTTTAGCGCTTACACCTGGTTCAAGCGGTCCGATCGCCCACCAGCGGTACGCCTCGTTCTAAAGCGTCATCTCCCATTGTGGCCTCTAGGGCATCGAGATACTCTGTGTCGAGATTACCTGCTTGTCCACTAGGTGATATGTATAAGTCCTGGTCGTGGA